CTTGTCAGAGATTTCGAGGCGATAAATCAGCAAGTAAAAAAAGAAATCGCGCTTGCACAATCAAAATTAGAAAATCCAACATTCCAAGAGGTCGGCACATGACAAGTTTACACGCTAGTAAATTCTACGCAAATTTAGAAGTCTCTATGCAAGAAACTCGCACCACAGTAAAAAAAGAAGATTGCAAAAACTGTGGTGAACCACACAACAATCTATACAAATTTTGTGGACCTACATGTGAGAGTGAATTTTATGAATAATCAGCCCGTCACAGAATATGAGGCGATAGAAGCGATAAAATCTCTTGAGTCAAATATTTCATTTTATAAAACCATGATAGGTAGAGGCGTGAAAAACCCTCATTCGTATAAAGATAAAATAAAAAATACAGAAATCGCCATCAAAGTTTTACGCCTATATAGGGCTCTAACAACAAACAATTAAACAGACATATATCTATCAAGTTTATCCTGTAAATCCAAGATCGCTTGCGTGCGCTCTGCGTCTGATTTCTCCGGTGAACTATGCGCATCAATCACAAGACTAATACCAGAGGCCAAAACACTGCCGATTTCTATAGTCAATTTAATGCTGTTTAATATTTTATCAACATCGGCCTTTTTATCATCGTCAAGGTCAAGTGCAACATCAATTAGTTTCAATACTTGTTCTGTAAACATTTATTTGATCTCCAATTCTTCGGCGCGTAATTGAGCGGTTTCCGTGGTTGTTTTGCATAAGTTATTTAATACCAGTAATTCGTCGGTTGAGTTTTTAAACTCAGAGATTACCTTGTTCTTATTCTCTTTTGAAACAATCCCAGCCTTATAAGATTCAATCAACGAATCGGCCGCGACCTCTATAGATGCCGTGGAAATCTCGACTTGTTTCGTGCATGAAACGCCCGTGATCTTCTCTGTGATCATGGATAATGTAGAGCAACCGGATAACAATAAAACGCTAAGTATTAAGATTTTCATAAGCATTAACTTTCTTTTCTAAGATTTTAATTTTGCCAGCTTTTTTGTGATGGTTAACCAGTGACCACCCTTGGACGGTTATCAAACCAAGAACCGCAATAATATATTCTATTGTGTTCAACATGCTTTCTAACAACTCATATGTTAATCCATAATCTTGTAATGCCTTGCTAAGAACGATACCAGCCGCAAACGCGCCCGCTGTTCTTGTAACACTACCTAGCTCTTTTTTCGGCATAATAAGCTCCTTTTAATAAGACCAAATCGTAGGGGATATAAAACCGTCTTCTTCTGTAGCAGTCCCTATATGTATAAATCTACCGTGTCCTTTTTGCTTAAACCCTATGCGAGTAAAACCAAATAATGGTGCGGCTTTCATAATATTATACGCTGTTTCACCTCTGCATGCAATATCGACAGCTTTACCTAGAGTATGCTCACCGGATTTAGATTTTTTAGCTTCTATAGGGTGAGTGGGGTGTCTGTAACCGGACGAAATAAATAAAGCTATTCCCAGACTTGTTCGCAGAGTTTGCAATTTGTCCATAAAATTCTTATTCATGAAACATTCGCCCGTGTGTGAACAGGTAAATTCATATTCTGAAAAATTATAGTACTCGTCCCAATTTATCATGTCGCCGCACTCACTATAGCCCACGCCCATTTTGCACACCAAGCGAGAAAACCCATTATAATCGCACCACATGCGCCAGCACCCATCATCGCACCTTTTGAAATTTTATGGTTATCGTTTAAAGTTTCAACAACTGGCTCTATTTTTGTGACACGGTTTATAACGTCTTTTAATTCATACGCTTGATCGCGTTGGTTGTCCCGAACTTCATAAACCGTGGTTTTAACATCTTTAATGTCTGTTTTTACATCTCTTACAACATCGATTAAATCATTTATTTTTTCAGTCATTACACCAACCTGCACTTTTGTCGCTAAGAAGTCTGTCATGTTAGTCCTTAATATATCATAATAGTTTAATATAATCTATAACTGTAAAATTCGTTATTTGTTTTCGTTGTACCAACCTATGGTTGATTGAGATAACTCTGAAATATCACCAGACATCACGCCGATAATTTCCAGAAGAATGCTTTGTGTATTGATTCCTTTTACAGGCACATACTCAGACCATTGACCGTCCTTATATGTCTGTCTCGCATCTTCGGGCGGTGTGTCAACCTCAATAGAATCTTTAGGCGGCTCTACACCACAAAAACCCCCGATATATGCGCCTTTTTTATTTACGAAATGTTTTGTTTCAATCTTCTTTTTTTCAATTTTCTTTTTCACTGTTCAAGCCTTTATGCGTTTATAATTAATGAGGTGAAAACCATGCGCCAACTGGCAAGAGTGATATTTACTGTTGTTCCAATGACGGAATCCTGTTTATTGATAGCGACACCACTACTTGATTGTTGGACAAATATATCTGTTGCATCGCTCAACAATGTTAAACCTTGATTGTTATCATTGGATTGTGCCATTACAGCCGTGTAATTAATCCTATCGCCTATTGAATATCCATGTTCAGCAGTTTGACAAACCAATTCAATAACCACAATATCAGGTTTTGCACTCAAAGTATGGGCAACTGTTAACGTCCCAGCATTAACAATTGTTTGTTCAGACGAAACATTCCTTTGACCCTTAGAGGATATATCACCAAGATATTCCCAGCTTGCATTATCCGCTTGTGACGGCAGCGCGTTCCCTTGGTTCGTGTTTATCTTTGATCCGTATAATTCATATGTTGCCGTTTTCTTGACGATAGAATTCGCGTGGTATTCTGTACCTGTGTCGTACTCTGGAATACCCTCTTGTAAAACGTAACCAATTTGGTTAGTCATAACAAAATGAATTGCATTAAAATCTTGAAACGTTGGGATTTCTGTACCAGCAAGAGCCGCCGCCGCCCAACCTGTGGCCCAATCGGCAGTTTGAATATTCGATAAATCTGTGGAATACACAGGTGTACCGCTCGCAGGTGATCCATATTCCGTGATACCTGTCGCGCCTGCGGTCAATCCAAATATTTCTTGGGTTTTTCTTGGGATTTTAGTCATGGTTTAAAGTCTCCGTTTTATAATATATCACTATTTGCGTTCAAAAATCTACCATCTTTTGTCAAACCGACAGTTGCGTCATTAAATCCGACAATGTAAGTGGGAATATTTGCGAGGTTGGTGGCGTCTGCCATGCCGAAAAACTCAGCGCCCGCCAAAACCTGTGAACCCACACCAGCAGGGCGGGGGAGTACATTCTTTTGCACCACTGCACTAATCAATTCGTTGCTAACATCGGCGATAAAATACGTCATGGTCATGTCGTAATTATCTTTCATTAAAACCGTTGTACCAAAAAATTCAAACAACGAATCATTGATAGGCTTCACACCATGAGTAGAATTATTTTGGATGATACGCAATTTTATCAACGTCCGATATGAATCGTCATTGAGGCGCAGATTGTTAGATATGACGGCATCAGAGGATAAAAACAAACCCTCTTTATCAGGCGCGGCGGCATCATCGAAACCTATAATATTGGCCGAAACACTTCCCACATCTACGGCGTCCGCAAATCCGAAATAATTATCCGTAAGCTCAAAATTATAATAGAAACGATCTATATCCGCATACTTGCCCAATACATCAAGCTGCACACCGACGGCGGTATCAATGTTGTAAGCGTTCTGCACGTCCAGATATATATTATTTGCCAGAAATTCAGTGGCCAGAAGCTCAATCGTACCCATGGCATTGGGTTTATTATGATACTGGATTATCAGTAGATTGATATAATATGCAATTACTTCATTCATTACAGCACCGTTATCGTGATTCGAGTTGTATCTACAACAAATTGTTTATCTTTTGTGGACGTCTCAAGATAATCTATCCATACGACACCATCGTCAGAAACTTCCATGTTCACCGGAACACCACCACCGCCGTTCTCTGTAATGGCCGTTGATGCCGTTGCGGTTAAACTAGACGTTTCCGCAAACTCCCCAATTTCGTAAGATGTAGCAACAACAATACTTGTTTTAATCGCGGCCTGATCGAATGTGGCCGCAGGATCGGTTTTTTGTATGTCGAAGCGCATATACAAATCTTCGGAGGTTGGACGGTCAAATTTTGCAGTGAAAATTGTACCTGATATTGTGGTAAAATCAACTGTAACGGCACCCTTCATATTTGCACCTGCGGTTTTCTTGGTGAATATCACGGTCCCGATATCTGTATTCGCACCGCCCCCGACGATACACCATATGGCATGAGCCGGAATACCATCGGCGTCCACCACATTTGTGATGTTCTCGTAAACTTTTGCGTTTGAAACACCCTCCACATTCAACAGCGCGCCTTCTATGCCGTTTAAATATCCATTCGATGCAATCGCAACAGATCGTTGACGGCGTACTCTCAGCTCTGCGTCTGTCTCTTCGTCTGTACCTGTTGATAATACACCTACGCTGTTTATGACGCTGGTGACACCTAGGACCACGGTAACGAATTTTGTGATAGTCCCGATCACCGTTTCAACTTGGCCCACCTTGCGCGCTCTAAAATTACGAGAATACGCGCCAGCTATAAATGTCTCTGTATCGATCAATATCCATTCGTTTCCGGCATCGTCTGCTATCGTATAACCCACACCGTCGGCGTTATTGAAATCCGCGTCCAGACCCGCAAGAGTCACCGTCTCAGTAATTACAAGATCAATGGACTGTATTGTATATGTTCCGCCCTTGCGTGTGATGTTGTTTATTGTGACGCGCTGGTCTAAAACCACACCGACAGCTTGATCGGGGTCAAATCCTGCGTTGATCATTGTCAAAATCTCGCGCAAGTCCACATTCATTTGCGTGATTATGCCAATATTTTGGCCATCTGGTGAGTTTTGCTCGACGTTGATATCGTTGCCGTAAATATTCTTATAAGCAGCGGTTAAATCTGCGAGAATTTCTGTGGCCGTCTTAACCTGTAATCCATCGGCGTTAATTAGATCGGGCATAATTATATCCTTAACGTCAAGGTATCAATGTATTCTTGACTAAAAATGGTGTTAATGCTGTAACTTGCCGTAAAATTACGGTCATTCAGTATAGTATCAAAACTAAGCAACTCTGTCACACCTTGAGTTTTTAAGATGATCCGGCGTATATCATTTTCTAATAAATTCCGTTGGTTTTTACTTCCTATTCTGTTCTTCCAATCGATTCCTTCGTTCTCTGCAAAGAAGCAATCCCCGATCCAACTGAGTAGGCGCGTCTTGATATCTATACCAATCGCTTGATTTCCACTTGTATAATTTTGTAAACCAGAACCGAATGTCCAATCATGATTTTCTGTAAGATTTCTAAATGTCATGTTCCACTTATCACAATCCCGTCGACCACTGTGACGACGTCAAAAGTTCCGGTTGCGCCATTGTCGGCATGTACGTCTTGAGCTTCTAATTTTCCCTCGACTCGCGTATCAGAATTAATAATAACGGTCGTTGCATTTACCGTCACACCCGCAGAGGTCAAATCAATACTGTTATTTTCATCCATAAAAATCCTGATACCGTTTCCAAGAAAATTTGGTATTGAGTTTGTTTTAGGTCTTATGCCGACGAGTGCGATACCATCCGACAGATCATGCACGCGCCCGATTGTGGGGGCTTGGCCTGCGCCTGCGCTCAACCAATTATCGATTTGTCTATCCGAGAAAAACACAAGACAAGAATCCCCGACAGTAATCGGCATATTAATGAATGAATCGCCGCCAAAAATTGTGACAACCGGACACTCTAATAATAAGGGGTATTGCCTGATTTGCTTAACGCCGTTCGTATCTACAGATTCAACCTGATCAATTGAAATCTGAATACTTGCCAGTTGGGTAGCACTATCAAAACTTTCAATAGTTCCGATCTTCACACAGTTTAATGATACGGCCACTTCTCTTTTAACCGCGTCTAATAACGTTGTTAAATCGGGGTTTGCTATTGTGGAGTCTGTATTTGTCATTGCGATTCCTGTATAACTTCGAACGTATTATTACCAACCCACAAGTTAAATATAGAGCGACAATCTCCCCCTACAGCGTCGGAAATTACACCTTGATGGTTGACGCCCACAACTTTATATTGTGAATTATATATGGGAAGTATCTCACTTTCAAGTGCTACAATTTGCCCAACCGTTACACGAGGTTCAAACAACGTAGTCACAGTTAAAAAACCATCATCGCGCCGTGGTGTTTCCAATAATCCAGATTCTATATTCAGGGCCGGAATATTACCCTCGATCACTTCATTATCTTTTAAAACGTATACGCGGTTGTTATCAACAAACACCCCATTACCACCGTATTTTTTTAATTCGTTGAATGTCGCGCCATTAAAAACAACCGGACGTGTTAAAACATCTGTATATTTACCGATCGCGCCGACTTTCAAACTTGGGAATTGTTGGATTAAAAAATTAACCACATCGCCGATAGTTTGGCCCGCATCGATTGTCGTATAAATCTTAGAGGTGGACACATCGAAACTACCGGATTTCGCTTCGATACGTGTTATAATGTCCGATCCCTCACGCGAGCTGTTTGCTTCAAATATGAATCCGTCGAACATTAAGGACAGGCTATCATATCCGCCCTCGATTCTTACCGTTCTATCACGCACAGTAAATCTATCTTGGAATATACGGTCACGGTTAACATCGCCGAGATTATAAATATCTAAACTCATATTATTAAGGGATGCAAGAGTATCGCGGCGTATCGAAAATCGAATGGTCAGAGGCAACGTCACAACTATTTCTGGTTGCCCGTCCTTTGGATCAATGATTATTCTGTACGATCGACCGAATTTTTCACTCATGCAAACACCAGTTCTTCTATGCCTATAACGTCCGCCTCATCCAATAGATACAATGATGAATCTTGTGTTAGAAAAGCATCAATGAATTTAGGGTCTAATCCATCTATGGAATTACAGGAAATACCAAACGGTATAATATTACGCCACTTACGCAAGAGGTTAGGGGAGTTAACCACGCACAATCCAAACAGTTCAAACGTGTTCCACTGGATATCCATAAACCATTTTTCTTGGGTCGGCATGTAACGCAAAACCATATTTATTCGTTCGCCGCTTATACCAGTTAGAAAAAAATTCTGGTGAGCCGAGGTATCAATCTTGTTTAAGTATCTCATAGAAATTTTTCCAATTCTTCGGCGGTGTAGATTTCAGTTAACTGCTCTTCTAGGCCCGCCATGTTTCCAACCTGTGTGAGTTCTTCGCGCTGTTCAAGCGAGCGGCCTTGGAATAATTCACTTGGTATATTTTCCTGTACGGTATATCTAGACGTCACCTGACTCGCAGTGAGTAAAGAAACTGTGCGGATTTCCTTCAATGTGATAGAGAAATCACTTATAAATCTAGAATCTGCACCTTGGCGCGCTGTAACTGTTTCGATGGCCATGCGAGTCATAAACTCAAACGGCGTTTGAACTGATACTAGAATTTTCTGTTCCATTAGAGCCTTGAAATATCTATATGCTTGCTCTTGTTTTGATATTGGTGGGGTTATATTTTTTATAAACGCCCAATAATCGGCTATATTATTGACTGTATTTTCCCCCGATTCGGTTGAATTAACTTCACGATCGCGAACTACTAATTGCTCCGCAGCGGCGGAAAGGGTAGGGAGAAACGCACTCAGGATTGTTAGTTTTCTGGTGACTGTCTGGACTATTCCGTCGTCTTCTTCGCCGCCATCAAATGTAAGTTCTCCAACAAATCCTTTAAGTGTAATTTTCTTAGGACGTATCGCGATATGATCTTGCACCGAGCTGTTATCTTCAAGAAAATGATCGGTGATCTCAGTCGATAAATTGACCGTTGTTTCGCCCTCGATGTCAAACACAAACCCACCAAGGCCAAATGCGTTCAATGGTCTTACAACATAATTTAGAACCGAGTCTCTTAATATATCAAATTCGTTAGGCATTAGTAATCGACTCCGATTTTTTGCTCTTGTAACGCACGTGGAATTTCTCTTGCCACTCCCTGTGGGTCAGTTGCGGCCGTGTTTACTGTAATGTGATTTGTCATTATCCTAGCATGATTATCATTGATCGCGTCCGCGCCCTGCATGATCGCCTTGCCGACCCCTTTATCTTCAAGATATGTCTTCATACCTCCGAACAAAGAAGCGGGGTCGCTGTTCATCATGTTTAGTGTTCCTAGAATAGCTTTATCCGTCATTTTATCCAGAAAACCAAGAGCCGACCCACTGAGAGAGGGTAATCCGCGTATGGCTTTCCCCATATCATTGACCGCCGCTGCAACTAGTAAAATGGTACTGGCGAGCGGTGCGAAGATCAGAGCAAGAGATGCACCCCACACGAGTAGAAGTTCCATCCAACCATCACCCATGACTTTTTTAGCTAATTTATCTATTGCGTCTACAACTGCGAATATATTTTTACCAAATTCCTTGATTTGTGGAACCGCTTGATTCATCCATTCAATCAATTTAGGAGATAAGTCGGCAGATATTTGATCCTTGAATAGTTTTAAATCAAATTTAATACGTGAAAACGCATCACCGAGTTTTACAAGATTATCACGGCTTTCAGGGCTTAAGAATTTACTATCGGAAATTTTATCAAACTCTTCACGTGTGAGTTTTAGGGCGTTGATCATGCTTGCGTCAACACCGACATCTTTCATTAACTTAACAGTCGTTGCATATCCCCAACGCTCTGTATTTTTATCGAAGTTTGCCCGCAGTTCGTCCAGTACATCAACAACCCCACGACCTTGAACATTATCAATCCCAAGTCTAGCGAACACACCACCGCCGCCGCCTTCGGTCACTGCTACGATAGCATCAGACATAGCTTTAAATGAAGCGGTTACTTGATCGGCAGAGGCCGCAGAGTTGGTCAATATCGTAGCCGCTTGCCATTTCTGCAATCCTTGGATAGATCGGCCAGTCTCTAAATTGAAATTACGCAAGGCAGTTGCGGCCCGCGCGGAACCTTCTGTGAATTTATAAATTGCTGCAAGCGTTCCGGTGGCAATCGCGGACATTTTAAGAAGGGAATCACGGCCTGCTTTTAATTTAGAATTAAAATCTTTGAGTTTCTTATCGTCGACGTCGAAGCCGAGCGCAATAAATAATTCTCCTATTTTCATTCCTCGGCCTCCACTGCGTTTATTCTAGCGTGTTCACTTGCATAATCATCCTCGAACTTCTCAAAGTTTAGCATATTTAAAACAATATCAACAGGCGCGGAGCAAATACTTTGCGGATTGCCTCCATAGTATCCCTCTTTTGCTAAACGAATCGCATAGAACATGCACTCATTATTGATGGTTATTCGGGGCTGTTTTCTGTTTTCCCCATGTTTACTTTGTCCATTATCGGTTTTAACAGAGAAAGCAGGGGTTTGAAAAAAGGGGAGAGATTTACCTTTACACATTCTGTAGAGATTTGATACCAGTCGCCGCGAGCTTCTATCTCTTCAAATGTGCATTTCATAATCTTGTCACCGCCGCGTGTACTACGTACCAAGCATTTAAAGATTAAATCCCGTATCTCTTTTGAGCTGTCAATGGACAACATTATTTTAGGTATGACGGACAAATCAAAATCCGCTGTATCAAAATCAAGGCTATCAATTTTTATATCATGTTTTGCAATTTCTCGTTCTATAGCATCTTTCAAATCCATAACATCTTCAAAATCACCATGTTCAATAATGATCTTTTCTCCGGATTGCGCTTTAAATTCATAGGCCATTGTTTGGTTCCTTAATAATTTATATTTTTCTTTGCTCTGCGCTTGGCTTTAGCTCCGACCGGACTTGTTTCCGCACGCTCTGCTTTAGTCATTTCAGCGCGTCGAGTGCCTTTTTTAGTAGTCTCATAAGTTCCCTTATGCAGATCACCAGCCTTTTGCAATGTGCTTATAGCAATGGCATATGCGCTGCTTCTGTCAACGTCACCTTCTTTCATTATGGCGTCAACAGCCTCTTCCAGAATTTTAGGCATTATTGAATGCTCCGTCTTGCAAGTGCGAATGTGAACGTATAAACAGCGACGCCTTGCTCTGTATCGCCGGATACGTTTTCTTTACCTTCAACGCGGCGTGTGATCATACCGCCTTGCAATGTGTAGACATCGGCAATAACGCCACCGTCACCGTCACCCAGACGTTTTCTAAACTCGCCATTCGCGAGAACAGTCGAAACGAAATCTTTATCCGTAATCGCTTGTTTCCCTACTAGGAATTGGTCATCAGAAGAACCGCGCATCACACGAAGAACAAGGACTCCGTTGTTCCCTTTTTCATTCAACGCGAAAATCGTGTTCTGATTTTTACCAGTAGAAACAGATACCAAATCCTCTGGAAAAGTGATCGTACTTGTATCATCATCGGCAAGGTTTGCAAAAACCCTGTCATACAATGTTAACGTATCTTTGCCTGTAATTGTGAATTGTGTCATGGGTAGTTTCTCCTATTAATCATTAACCAATACAATAACGTCACTGTGATGTATTGCGCCTGCGCGTTTCAAAGCGATTTGAACAAGTGGGGCTTCGCGTGCTTCTCTCTCCGGTGCAGGTTGCAACAGAATAGAAATACTGAAAATATAATAACCCTTATCAAGAACGTTTGCTCTAAAGATATCAGGATCGCCGAATGTCTCGCTTGACGTCCATGCGCCCGCAGCTAGTACGCCATTGCGGATAAACCGCTCGCACACATTACCGTATGCCGCTTTCAAACCGTCCATACCTGACTCAGTCTGTGGTATTTTCGTATTCGTCTGCCTCAGATAATTAAATCCGGCAACCTCAAGCGCAAACTTAACGGCTAGATCATTGTATGGATTATCGAAATAATCATTACCGCCCGTGGATTCCACAGAGGGAACACCATCGAACGATACATACATGTCACAACCCGCTATTTTTGCTAGATCGTATATGGTTTGATTTATGCCTGTATCAGGCGTAATCGTTGCCAGCTCTTTAAGCTGCATAGTTTGGCTTGTATCTGTACCGCTAAAGTTAACAGAATAACCACGTCCAGCGTAGGCAGATTTAAAGAGATTTCCAAGGGAGGGGCTTTCCGTGTAAAGTAAAAGACGTGTCTTAGTGTTTCCGGCCTGTGAAATTGTTGTGACAATTCCTGCAATATCCTCAGTGCTTGAAACTTGATGTAAGAACATATTATCGCGTGCTTGGATCGTGTTGGCAAGCGTTACGATCACGGCGTCTTCCATTTCTAGATTTGTGATAATCGGAACATAACCGACCGCGCCCTCTGTTCTTGTGATCGCCGCTGCAATCGTTTCGCCAGAAGCATCCACACCACTTACCGCA